GAGAAACTACATCGGCAGGGATTACAAACTCCCCATCAGCAAGACGGGCTTCTTGAGTGCCGTTAATACTAGCTTTAATAGAGTCACTCATTCCGTCACCACCACCTGATAAGAAGCGTGGCATACCACCAGCAGCATACCCCAAACCAAATAGACCTTTTTGTAGGTTGCCTTGGTCCATACCCATAGCAGAGTAATCACCGCCTAGTTCATCGTCAAAAGGGCCCCCAGCAGCTAACTTCATAACACCGCCCTGAGCTGCATAGGTTGGATATTTAGCTTGGTAATATGGGTCGGGTCTTGGAGCCTCGTAGGCTTGATAATTTGGACTTAATTTGTATTTTCTTAACCGCTCATCATATTCATCTGATTGATAGCCAGCAGGACCTGCACCTTGTTGCTCTCCTCCTATTAGCGAGGGGACAAAGGCAGTACCTAATGTAAGTGCATTATTTTTAACAAACTGACCAGCGGCACTTGGGCTACTAGCTACTTCTTTAAGCCCTGTGACTACGTTAGCTGTTGGAGTAGTAGTTTGAGCGGCACTTGCTCGTCCAAGACTCCCCATATACTGTTCTGGGGTACTGCCAGACCTTATAGCTTCAGGAAGTCCAGCTTTAGATGCTTCTATTTGTGTTGGGGTTAGTCCTGGGAAGTTTTGTGGGTTAATGTAATTTTGGGCAGCTTGCTGGTAATAATTAGTTCCCGCCGCTCCTGCTATTTCAGTACCAGCTCCTGGAGTCGCCCCAGGCATATATAGTCCAGATTCTGTAGGTATAGCAACGCCACCACTACCGACAGGAAGATTTTCAAGTCCCGCAGTGACCGCTTTTTCTCCAACTTCCTTAAACCCTTCTGTAGCAGCTTTTTGTGTTGCAGCTGCTGTAGCTTCTGCTCCTAAACCTCCTAAGCTAGTACCTAATCCAGCGCCACCATAAGCACCTAAACCAGCCAAAAGACCCTTTGTAATGCTCCCAGTAGCTAAACCGTATCCACCACCAACAATTAGACCTGCTGTTAATGGAGATAAAGCACCGCCAGACCCAATAGTAAGAGCCGCACCGGCTACCACTGGAAGAATATTTTCTAAAAAACCTGCTTCGGGTAAACCCGTAGTTGGGTTAATTGTTAGAGAACCACCATGTCGCAAAGCTATAGCTTGAAGCCCCTTAACCTCTCGTGGGGACATGTGCACAAGCATCGTATCCTTGCCACGACCTTTGGACTGTAAATAGTTTGCTGTGTTTTGAAGTCCCATACCTACCTCACGGGGTTAAATTGATTAAAGTTCATCATGTAATAGTAACCGTTACCGTCCCCACACTAGCTGTGGCTGATACTCCAAATAAATAAGAAATATAAGGTACAACAATCCGCAAGTCTTCGCCAACTTGAAATACAGTGCCGTCTGGCAAATTGTACCCTGATGTTGGTAAATTTAATAGCCGAATCCCATCTACCTGTAAAGCAGCATTTGAGTCCAACTGGGTAAAATACAGCCTTAAAACACCGATTAACTGCGCTAATTGTTGTTGGTCGTATTCTGGTGGCGCAAGCGGCAAGGCTGGCGCTCGGAACTTTTGCATTCCCATTAGCGTTTTCCGTCTGGTCTGCCATCAAGCCTAGGACTACCCAACTGCCACTGCACACCCAAATCGGAAGATTCAATCTCAACAGCCATTTGACGTGCCCTAGCCCGCATAAAGATCTGTTCGGTGTATACGTCTACGGAGGTCTCAATGACTGGCTGGGAATCTATATTGGTATAAGCATTGCCAGGGAAGTTCCTTGGCTTAATAAACATAGTAACTTCAGGATCATTGGCTGTAGACCCTTGGAAGTTAATATCAGGAATAATCCGCTTGGTCAGGATAAACTGATCTCCATCTACTAGGTCAAAGTCCGAAGACGCAATATAGGAGTTCATTGCCGTTGTATTGTCATCTAAACCCTGCTCATGGTTATAAATAATGCTATCAGCCACCATTGCGGTCTGCACAACAAGCTGCGAGATGTTTACTGTATAAGTACCTATTCCGCCAGTACCCGTACCTAGAGCCGTTATTTTAGTTCCTGTGGCTACGCCAGTACCCGTAATGACTGAACCCACTTGCAAGATACCTGAAGTAACAGCCGTTACAGTAAGAGTTGTACTGTTGTTAAGAGAACCTGTAAACAGTGTCTGCGCAATAGCTTGAGGGTATTCCCTTAGTGAGGAGTCTGACCACGCAGTGCGGTCTATTGTGCCGTAGTACCAGATCTTTTCTAAGTGGTTGTAAATGATATAGGCATTGTTAATATTACTATTTGCCGTTGGGTAGAACCACCAGACTTCATTCCATCCTTCATTTGTTCCTGAAACAATCTGGTCGGCTTGATTGTAGTTAAGGTTGGTAAAGACGTGATTTCTTAGGGTGCAAGGCAGAGTTTCAACCCGCCCGCCATAAGCATAAAACTTATCATGCCCCATCCAATAAGCTGTGTTATTGACTGTAACGACTGAACGTGGACTAAGAATTGAAATGTTATCTGCTAATTCTGTAAGACCAAATACGTCCGTAGTGCCTAGGAATTGTAGTGAATTCAGGGTTCCCTCTGTATATACAAGGATTTCCTGTCTTGTTGCAATCGCACAAACAATGGCGGAACCACGAGATACTCGCAAGAATCCTGCTGAATTAGTAGTTAAAGGCGTCCAGACGTTTGGTTGATCTTGGGTAGCCCAGCGGATTAATAAAGGATCAAAGGTAGGAGCAACAGATCCATATGGTGTACACCCAAAAGCTAATAGGTGCTTATCGTTCTGGGAAACCAAAATTTGCATAACTTCATCAGGTACATCTGAAGCTACTACTCCGTTAATAGTTGTATTTTCTAGTGCTATAGCTCTATTTCCAAGACCGTTTACATCAAACCAGTAATAAATAGCACCATTACGAATATTAGCAACTAGGTCGTTATCGAAGTTTTGTAAGAACCAATCCCTTTGGGGACTAAAAACTGGAGTACCAGCTCCTAAACCCCAGCCAACAGTACCCCATGTACCTGCGCCCCAGCCATATCCAGCAACACCACCAGCATTGCCTATATTAAGTTGAAAAGCGGCTGTAATTCCAGTACCACCACCCGAAGCCGAAGACGTAGCCGCAGTTGCAGCGGTAATTGTAAAAGTGTTTAAATCTACTACAGTTACAATAAATTCCGTATTTAGATTAGGCGCTGTAATACCGCCTACCGCTGTCGCCCCTGAAAAGGTTACATAGTCTCCGTCTAAAGCACCATGAGTATTAATGACAACTGTAACGGTTTTAGAGCCATTGACCGTGGTAAAGCAGTTATTAGTCGCTGGACTAGTAAATGTCTGCCTAATAGGGGTGATGTCGTATAAAGTTTGACCTGCATCAATATATAGTTTTGTAGATGTACCTAAAGCTAAATAATTAGCTGAATTTGTAGTAATCCAGTTAAACATTTGACGACAAGCACCATTTATTATGTATGCTCCGTAGCGTAGCCAACCACCTATTTTTTGAGGGTAGCCAGAACGGAAACGAATTTTGTCGCACTCGTACCAACCGCCTTCGTTGGTATAGTTAGTTTGATCTCTATTTAAGCCAGGCTTAAATTGTAGTTTCTGTAGTGGCATATTAGCTCAAGAATAAGGCACGTTCATCGTTTCTGCGGGTTACTAGACCTTTTAGTACTTTACCCCCAGCCAGCGTATATTTCAAGAACTCCTCTGCCGCTTCTTCCATTTCGCCCCGAATAACCTTCTGACGGAGGGTGCTGCGCTGTAGTGTTCCCAGACCAACATTAAAGCTAAAAGATACAAGAGCATCGAATTGACCTTGAGTGAGCTTGACAGGACAGAAGCGTTCAACACCTCGCTCAAAGCGATTAAGATCGTCTCTAAGAATACCATCTACTTCCTCCATCGAAAAGGTACGGTCATCGTTGTACTCCAGTGGGTAGGCATCTCGCTCGTCTATTTTCAAAGCACCTTGCCGTGGGTAGAGTACATGACCAACACCAATCGTCCACAATTTTGCGGGACAGCGATATGGACGCTGGCGGACACCCTCATGGTGCTTAATCATTTTGATTGCTTTATCGCTTACTTTCATTTCTTACTAAAGGCTTGAGTCCCGAACCAGAAGGCAATAATTGAGGCTAATATCTGCATCTCATCTGCATCAAATACCATTGGAATAGCTTCGGCAAACGCAGCCCCAGAAGACCATGCCCACCAGATAGAAGCAATATCTACAACGATC